GCTTTTCAGTTTTCAGAGTTTTACAAAGGACCTTCTTTGGAAAGCGTGATCGATATAACAAGAACGGTTCAGTCAGAAGTGGTTACAGATACCACTATTATCTTCTCCAATTAATAAGCCTTTTTTCTTGTTTACCAAGTTACGCAAACACCTCAGCAGTTGCCAATCCACAATCGAATACCAGTTCTTCAGTTTCTAATTTTGCAACCCAAGTTTTGACAGGACCTATGACTGAGAATAGTTATGGAAATGGAATCCAATGCTCAGGAGCTACATTATCTATAAGTCCATTTGCAACGACCTCAGTAGCGATCAAACGACCTCAAGACTATATTTATCACACGCCAGTTTATAACGAGGCTACAGACGACGATGGAAACCTTACAAACGCTGGTGAGATTCTTTTTCATCGAGAAAATTATAGTGGCAACAAAGATGCGACTTCTTTTAACTTTGGAATTGCTGCAACCATATCTGTTCCGCTAGATAAACGCTTTCAAAATGCGTGTTTAAAAAGTGCAACAACTCAAGAAAAAATACAAAGGCAAATATTATCAAAGGAAAGATTGAATTACGAATTGGCAAGATTAAAAAATTGTGGACAGCTATATCGTGATGGAATACGGTTCACAAAAGATTCTAAATATTATTCTTTATGCGAGGATGTAGAAGTTGTAGAAAAAATGGGTCAAGTTATACCGCATACTCATAAATTAAAATAATTATTTTTCTTTTTTCTTTGTCAGCTTCTTGATCGCAGTCTTGATAAGGTTTTTAAGAAGGTTGGCTATGATAGGACTTGAAGCCGCAGTAACAGCAATAATTGAAGTATTGACAAGAATAGGAGGGCTAGGAATCCATTTCTCAATAAAGGTGGATGGCTCGTAGACTTCATAACAGACTTTTCCATCTTCAGAAAGTTTGTGGGATACAACTTTGTCTAACTTAAGATCGTTGGCAAACGACCCTACAGGAATATTAGTCTCGTCAGGGCATTTAATAAAGAACTCTTTATCTTTCTTGACTTCAGGTTTGTACTCTGGGGGTTGAGGTATTTCAGGTTGCTTTTGCTCTGGTTGTTTTACAGGATCGGTTGGTATAAATTTGTCAGGATTATATTCAAGGGGTTCAAAAGACGGAATGTTAACGACAGGATAATCAAGCTTTGGTTTATCTATTATGTCCAGCGTTGTTGGATATTGTTCCCAAGTTTTTATTTTTGGAATATATATCTCTTTTATTTGTATCTGCGGTATATCAATTCTGGGTATTTCCAAGAGGGTTTACCTTTTTCTTTGGAATCTCAATTGATGGACCAGTAAAATCAGGAAGCGAGTTTTTCATGACGTCTGGCATTTTATTTTCTAAACTTCCCATAAGTTTGTTCTTTAAAGTCCGTTCAAATTCAGGGCTTTGCATATAGCGTATCGCAACAAAACCAAATGCAGCCATTGACCCTGATAACAAAAGAGATAATAATGAAGCTACCTGACAGATTTTATTAAACATATGTGGAAAGAGGCATTTATAAAGGCATTAGCACCTATAAGTTTAATGGTGCTGTTTTTGATTGTTGGCCTAGCCCCACTTTACCTAATTGGTGGCATGATGACAAAACAGATGCACGAAAAGGTTAAATTTTAATAATTTACCACGGAACACCAGAGCCAATAGAAGGATTTTTTGATTTTTCTATTTGTTTTGCAATACCAGCTTCAATGCTTGCTACACGATCAGAACCCAAAATATCTTTTGCCCACGCAATAGCATTTGCTTTTGTAATATCTGCATAAGCAGTAAATGATCCAGAGTCAGGGGCAGCTAATTGAGCAATACCATAGTTTGACCCTGTATGAACCACCGCAGAATCACCACTCCCGACAGTTTCAG